TCCAAGCATGAGCATATGCATTGGTAACCATGATGATCGTGTAAGTAGACTTGCATCTGATCGTGGTATTCCAAGAATGTATATCAAACCATTCGCTGCATTATATGCTACCCCAGGATGGGACTGGAAAGATAGTACACTAGTAGATGGTGTACTGTACACTCATGGTACTGGTGCATCATCACAATACCCAGCGTTTAACTCTGCTAAGGTTAGTGCTTGCTCTACTGTGCAAGGACACCATCATTCTATTGCTGGTATTAACTGGTTGAATGGTCCATCTCATCGTGTGTTTGGTATGAATGTAGGTAGTGGTGTAGATATTACGCACCCAAGTATGTCATATGGTTCTTACTATGTTAAGAAACCAATGCTGTCTTGTGGAGTAGTAATCAATGGCTATCCTTATCTTGAAACAATGAGTACAATGCCATGAAGAATACCATTAAAGAATTAGAACAGTTGCTTAAGATTCAACGATCCCTTACTAGACTAGGTTTGAATAAAAATATAGAGTTAGAAAATAAAATTACTGATTTAACTAAGCCAACGCAACCAATGATCTTACCTAATAATTTTGGTAAAGCATTCATGGGTTATGTTGAATGCTTTGGTGGTAATTTACTAGCAGTATACTGTAAGGATACTATTCTTAGTATACTTCAAAAGAAAAACAAGATGTCTTATGAAGATGCTATTGAACATTTTAATTATAATATAGCTGGTTCGTGGGTTGGAAATGGAACACCATTATATCTTGAGAGATGTAGCATGGATGCATTTATGGATATAGTTGAACAATGAATTAACCCCAATGGTTGGGGCTATAGATACGAAGTATCGTAAGAAAGGAGACACTATGGAAAGTAATATTATTGATGTAGAAGCTACGCCAGTTGAGACACCTCAACCAACGCAGCAGGTTCCACAAGTTAGTGGAGTCAGTGTAATCGAATACTTGTCAAACATTAGTTATGTATTGACAGGAATGGTTACAAATATTAACGAGCAAGTAACTCGTTTAATCGCAACAGGTAAACAACAGGAGAATGCAAATGGCAAAGACACGACTACCAGCAATGGTAACTGAGACACTTGAAGTCAAGTGGTCAAACTTAAATAAGCCTGATGTTAACTTTGGTGTACACTCAGCTAATCATAACATTACAGTTATGGTTACACCAACACTTCAAAAGCTTTTAACTGAGCTTACTAAGAAGTCTGGTGCTAAGAAGTTGAATGGTATGACTGAGAAGGATGATGTTAAGTATATTAAATTCAAGAGCAAGACTCATGTTGAATCAGCCGATGGTAAGTTCCCATGCGTTGATGCTGCATCTAAGGAAACTGCTGCGGTTGCATTTGGTGGCGATAAGGTAAGACTTAAGCTGCAACCAATGGTTCTTGATCGTGATAACTCATTAAGTCTTTATCTTAATGGCGTTCAGATTATTACAAAGGGTGAGTATAAACCATCTTCTGGTTTTGAACCAGTAGAGGGTGGCTTTGATGGCTCTAACTTTGTTGAATCTAAACCAACCGTTACTAAAGAAAAGGTTGATGAGCTTATCGAGGAAGACATTCCCTTTTAATGGAATGGACTTTCAACATATCCCCTGTAGCTGCTAGTCGCCCTAGAGTCAGCAAGTGGGGAGCTTATTACACAGGTCCTTATAAAGAGTTTAAAGAGAAAGCTTCAGAAGAAGTTTATAGAGTGTTGGGTACAGAGCGTGAGTTGATCACCAAGCCCATCGTTGTATCTTTAGAAATGTATGTAAGACAACCTAAGAAAACAGAGTTGGAATACCCAAGAGGTGATGTCGATAATTATGTCAAGGCTGTGTTCGATGCAATGAATGGTAAACTTTGGAAAGATGATTCCCAAATCTTTGCTATGTTTGCATCTAAACAGTGGGCAGATCGCTCATCTGATGGATACTTCACACTGTCTATTAGTAATAAGATTAAGTAAAGACGAGCCATGTTTGGTGTAACTGGTAGCATTCCGCTATGCGGAGGTGGGAGTTCGACTCTCCTAACTGGCTTTATAAGGAGTAACTAAAATGAGTATTGTAGAATATGTAAATCATATGGGTTCAGATAATAGTGTTGTAGATGCAGCAAGAGTATCGTTTGATAAGGTATCGTTTGCGTATTCAGATAATCAAAATGAGAAGTTAATTAGTTATCTCGCAGAACATAATCACTGGAGTCCTTTCTCTCATTGTTTTATTTCAATGAGATTCAAGGCTCCTGTTTTTATCGCACGACAACTAGCTAAGCATCAGATAGGTTTTAGTTGGAACGAAGTATCAAGACGCTATGTCACATCTGACATATCGTTTTGGATACCTGAGTATCTTAGACAGAACTGTGCTAATAAAAAGCAAGGCTCATCTCTTGATGAAGTTGTTGATAATACAAAGTTAATGCGACAGTATCTAAAGTTACAATTAGATTGCAAGGCTTTGTATGAGAAGATGATTGAGTCTGATGTGTGTGGTGAGCAAGCACGAATGATCCTGCCACAGTCTATGATGACTGAGTGGATATGGTCTGGCTCATTGTATGCATGGTCACGCATGTACAAGCTGCGATCACACGATGGTGTGCAACTTGAGACATCTTTGTATGCTAAAGAAGTAGGAAAGATTTGTAAGGAACGGTTCCCTATATGTTGGAAATATCTGGAGATTCAATAATGACAACTGGTATTAAGAAGCAATGTCCTAAGTGTGCTTCTGTTGGCAATGACAACAAGTGTAATAACTTTGTTGAGTATGATGATCATTGGTATTGCTTTGCATGTAAACACTACGAGAAAAAAGGAGGTCATACTGTGACCGAAAGAACTGAAGAGATTAAAGATGCTGGCGTACTGAAACCATCTAAGGGTACTATCATTGGATTACAACACCGTAACATTGATCAGAAGACTTGCCGTTTGTATGGCTATGAGTCTGCTATCATCAACGGTAAAGAAGTAGAGATTGCTAATTACTATAACGGTACTGAACTTGTTGCTCAACATCTCCGAGGTCCTGATAAACAGTTCTTCTGGAAGGGTGATACAAAGAAGCTTGAGTTGTATGGTCAACACTTGTGGCGTACAGGTGGTGGTAAGCGTGTCATCATTACTGAGGGTGAGATTGATTGCATGACTGTGAACCAACTATTAGGTGGCACATGGGCAGTAGTTAGCTTGCCTAATGGTGCATCATCCGCTGTCAAATCTATCAAAGAGAACCTTGAGTTTGTTTGCTCATACCAAGAAGTTGTACTGTGCTTTGATAACGATACCCCAGGTCGTGATGCTGCTAAGGCTGTTGCTGATATCCTACCTCCTGGAAAATGTAAGATCGCTAAGCTTCCATACAAGGATGCTAATGAATGTCTTATGAATGCACAGGGCAAGGCTGTTGTCTCCGCTATATGGGAAGCACAACAGTATTCACCTGACGAGATTTTACATATCTCATCTATTGTCCGTGACTCAACTGATATCTCTAACACTAAGGTATACCCATTCCCATTTGATACGCTATCAGAATACTTGATCGGTCAGCGTGGTGGTGAGATTACCTTGTGGGCTTCTGGTACTGGCTCTGGCAAGTCTACGATCCTCCGTGAGTTGATCTTGAATCATCTTGAGGAAGGAAGATCAGTCGGTGCGATCATGCTTGAGGAGTCACCACAGGAGACTATGGATGACATGATCAGTCTGATCTTGAACAAGCCTGTCCGTGCTATCATGGCTGGCAAGATGATGAACGATCTTCGTACTAAATTAGGTAAGCCTAGAATTAATATGGATTTTGTAAATGACTTTACCAACGAAGAGTATGCACAAGCTAGACAAAAGTTAGCTGAGACTTCCTTATATGTGTACGACCATCTTGGTAATAACGCAATGAGTAATCTCTTAGCACGAATGGAATTCATGGCTGTGTCATTAAAGGTAGATGTGATTGTACTTGATCACATTACTGCTGCCGCTGCTGGCTTGCTTGGTATCACCAACAAGGATGTGGATGGTGGTAACTCAGAGCGTATCATCATTGATACACTTATGAAAGAACTACGAGCCATCTCTGTTCGCACTGGTGTGCATGTTGATATCGTATCACAACTTAAGAAGACTGACAAAGCCTTTGAAGAGGGTGATCGTATCACGCTGCAAGATCTTAGAGGATCTGGTGCGTTATCTTCAGTACCTAATACTGTTGTTGCTCTTGAACGAGACCGACAGAACTCAGATGATACTGTTGCCAATACAACAATCATCCGTGTACTCAAGAATAGATTGACTGGTCGTGCTGGTATTGCTACTGCACTATACTATGATCGTAAGAATGGTAGACTCAAGGAGATTGGGTTTGCTATGGATGATGGTGGTTCTGTAGTCTTTAACAATGAGGATACAAATGCACAAGAAGTTTAATCATATTGTTACACTAACTTTTAATATCTTAACTAACTCAGAAGATCTTGAGGGTATGACTAGGATGGAATTGGTTAATGCTTTGAATAGAGTATACGATCCCAAGTGGATACTTGAAGACGGTGGTAAAAAGTTTATTGAGAAGTTAGCTATACAAGAAACAATTGAAATTAATAAATAGGAGTCTATATGAAACTTGTTCTAGATGTTGAGTGCGATTCACTCAGTGAGATTTCTATTAGTGGTGATAAAATTATTAGAGAAGCCAAGACTATTTGGTGTGCTGTTGCGTATGATATTGATACAGAGAAAGTATATAGGTTTACTTCAGAGAATATGCATGAGTTACCTGATCTAATGGACAAGGCTGACCTGCTGATAGGACACAACATCTTATTTGATCTTGCTATTATTGATAGACTACTTCGCAAAACTAAGTGTCCTAACTATCGAGACAGCTTGATCATCAGTAGGCTAATGCATCCTGATGTGAACGAGCATCCTCTTGGTGGCAACAGCTTGGAGATGTGGGGCAAGTTCCTTAAGAATCCTAAGATTGAATACAAGGGTGGGTGGGATCATTACTCACAAGAGATGCTCACTTACTGTGAACAAGATGTCATGCTTAGTGCTGCTGTTTACAAGTATCAACTAGCGTGGTGTGCTGCACATGAGAACATCTTACCACCTGCTGTCATTAAACTAGAACACTTGGTATCAAAGATACTTGCTGAGCAAACTGATAATGGATTTAACTATGACTATCACAATGGAGATATTTTATATGGCACATTGCTATTACAAAAAGTTAGTATTGAAGATGAGATGCGTGTTGTGTTCCCTGATATCGTGCATGAGCGGGTGTCAGAAAAGACGGGCAAACCACTAAAGACTAAGGTCGAGATCTTTAACCCAGGATCACGCACACAGATTGCTAGTAGACTAAAAGATAAATATAATTGGACACCACCCACAACCGATAAGGGTAACCCAAAGGTTGATGAGGCTGTGCTTGCTGATCTAAACTATCCCGAAGCAAAGAAGTTAGTAGAGTATTTCAACTACATAAAACTTATGGGCATGGTTCTTGATTGGAATACAAGAGCCAACCTAACTAGGGATGGGCATATACATGGATCAGTGAACGCACAAGGTGCGGCGACTGGTAGATGTACACACTCCCAACCTAACATGGCACAGGTAAGCAAGGATAAAGAAGCAAGAAAGTTATGGATACCTGATACTAATTGTGTGCTTGTTGGTGCTGATCTCAAGGGATTGGAACTAAGAATGCTTGCACACTTCATGGCTAAGTATGATGGTGGTAAGTATGGTGATAAGATCCTAACGGATGACATTCATACATACAATCAGAAGGCTGCTGGTTTACCTGATAGAGACGCAGCTAAGACATTCATCTATGCATACTGCTACGGTGCGGGTGATAAGAAGCTAGGTACAATCGTTGGTGGCACTAGTGCTGCTGGCAAAACAATACGCACGAAGTTTCAAAAAGAAATTCCTGCATTAGAAAAGGTTCATCAAGATGTTAAGTTCTCTGTTGCTAAGACTAAGGGTGTTAAGTTATTGGATGGAAGGATTGTTCCTGTACGCTCTGAACACGCCGCTCTTAATACATTGTTACAAGGATCTGGGGCAGTACTATCTAAGTTATGGATGTGCATTGCAAACAGGAACCTAAAGAAAACATATGGTACACTTGTTAAACAAGTGGCATACATTCATGATGAATTACAATTCACTTGTCCACCTGATATTGCAGACGCTGTTGGTAAGATTATTACCGAGGCTGCTACTGATGCTGGCGTAAGGTTGGGGCTAAAGATAAGGGTCGATGCGGGCTATTCCGTAGGTAAGAACTGGAGTGAAACACATTGAGAACAGATGTATATATTGCGTTCTATGATAATAGAAAAAGATGTAGTTATATTCATAAACTAGTACAACTATGCACTTGGTCTAATATAAGTCATGTTGCTTTAATATTTGATCTAGGGTTTACTAAGTTAACTCCAATGGTATTAGCTAAAGTTAAGCCAAGACTAATGACAGAAGATAGTTTGAACTCACAATCCAAATGCTTATATAAAAAATATGTTGGGTCATGTGATATGAATATAGAAAGTATTAAAAGTATATGCGATAACCACAAAGAAGTATCCGTATTACAAGAAGTATTTTGTTTTACTATTGGTTGGATGTTTGGTTTTAAATCAAGTAGTTGTTGCACACTCGCTGTTGATTTTATGAATACAAAAATGAATTACAATTTAAAAAATAGAAGTAACCCTAAGAAACTAATGGAGGAAATTCGCTATGATAGTAGTTATGATTGCGGGACAAGCTAGAGTGGGTAAGACAACGCTGTCTAATTACATAGCGGAGTATTGTGTACATAATAATCTAACTCCAAAGATTATTCCGTTTGCTCTTAGTATAAAGAAACAAGCTGCACTTGAGGGGTATACTAAAGATTCTAATCAAGAAGAGTATCGTTCATTTTGTCAGCACCTTGGTCAAGGTATGCGTGATATTAATCCAAACCACTGGGTAAACGAGTGGGAGAAATTAGTTAACGCTGTCTATGATGAAGAGGTTAGGTTATTAAACGAACAACCTGAGTTTTATAAAGAGCGTGTTGTTCTTGTAGATGATTGTAGATATCTAAATGAATTAGAGATTGGTAAGAAGTACAAAGCTATTGATATATTTATCTCAGCTGGTACTAGAAAATTAGAGGAGCATAACGCTGAGTGGCGCAAGCACCGTAGTGAAGAGCTTGCTTATTCAATTGATAGACAAAGATCTAAAGTAATTGATAATTTTTATTATCATATTTATAATGAAAATAATCAAGAAGACTTTAAGAAGTTCTGTACTAGACAGATACCTACATGGTTAGGTCTTGTTGCTGATGATAACAAAGCTAACTGTAACTGTGAGTTATGTAGGGCTGACAGGGAGAACCGTCACCCTAATAATAATACTGTACTAGAAGAAACCCTTGATTACTTAATGGATAAACTTCCAGAAGATTGGTTTAAATTAGGAGATAAAGATGATAAAGATACCAACTAAAGCTGTGCTTGATGGAGACATCTTGGCATATCGTATTGCCTTTAGAGCTGATACTGATGGTGTAGATGGCATCCAAGACTGGGTACAGGATGACCTTGTTAAGTGGACACCAGCAGGAGTGACTGATGTTACTGTGGCTTTCTCATGCTCTCGCAAAGATAACTATAGACGGACTGTCCTTGAGTCTTACAAGGCTCACCGTGATGTCAGTAGACAAGCACCCGAAAGTCTACCCATTGTCACCCAATGTATTAAGGATATGCTTCCTAATCATACAGGTATCTGTATCGAAGCTGATGATATCATGGGTGTCAAGGCATCACAGTCTGACCGAGATACTATTGCGGTTACCATAGACAAAGACTTAAGATCAGTTCCAGGATGGCATTGGAACCCTGATAAGGAAGAGTCTCCTGTTATGTTGACTGAGCAGGAAGCTGACCGTAACTTCCATATGCAATGGCTGACTGGTGATACTACCGATAATATTGGTGGTATCTGGAAGATGGGTGCTGTTAAAGCTAATAAGTTATTGGACTCTACTACACCAACTAACTGGACAGCTGCCGTTATGGCTGCTTATGAGACTGTAGTTAACAAAGATAAGGAACACTATGATATTGCTTATGCCTTAAAGATGGCTAGGTGTGTCAGAATCCTTAGGGCTGGTGAGGTTAAGTTCATTATTAAGGATGGTTTAATTGTAAATAATAAGGTTATTCTCTGGACTCCCCATTGTTGGGGCTAAGAGATACCGTAAGAAAGAGGATGGATATGGTTATGTTTGATAAACTATTAAAATTTATGGGTAAGAAGGATAAGGTTAAGGTAGTTACTGAGTATATTAACCCCAATATTATTAATATTGTGGCTGAACATATGCCAGAAGCAACTAATAAATGTAACACTATCTTTAATTTAAAAGCAAATTTAAGTTCGATGCTAATAATTAAAGGAGAAGAATCAGCAATTTTATCTACAAACTTAAGTCTTAAGTTACCTAAAAACTGTTGTGCTATAATTAGTTTAAAGGTTGATGGTTTAGTTATACCATCTGGGTTTACAATAATTACCCCAGATCATACTACCGAGATAAAGATTCCTGTTAAGAATATATCAACTCAGAAGCGTGTTACACTTTATAATCAACAAGTTATTGCTGAGTTATTAATTGTTAGTTTATATACGCCAGAGTTTATTAGAGTTAAAAGATTGAATGAGGTTACAAAGTAATGGATACATTTCAAAATTTCATAGCGTTAAGTCGCTATAGTCGCTGGGTTGAAGATAAGAATAGACGAGAAACTTGGGAAGAAACTGTGGATAGATGGTGGAATTACTTTACAAGTAAGACACCATTGCTGTTAACAAGACCTGATATTAAGGATGCTATCCTTAATCTTGAGGTGTTACCAAGTATGCGTGGTCTTATGACCGCTGGTCCAGCCTTGGATAAGGATCATACTGCCCTGTATAACTGTGCCTACCTTGAGATTGACTCAGTAGATTCATTCAGCAACCTCATGTATATTCTTATGTGTGGTACTGGTGTTGGCTACTCAGTTGAACACCGCTGTGTAGATCAATTGCCTAAAGTATCTATCATAACAAAAGACTTTAATACGGTGGTTGTAGTAGAAGATTCAAGAGAAGGTTGGGCTAATGCCTTGTATTCCATGATGACTTCTTTATACAA